ATGAATAGTCAAATCGGGATGGCATATTTATATCACATTATATAAATAACTACCTACCTACTTTATTTAATCAAATTTGCCGAATCTTCTTCCTCGTTTCCCAATATCGGCCAGTCAATATCTGGAGCCAACGAAGTATCAACTCGGTTAAGCAAGACACGGTACTTTTTCAACGCAACCAGTGTTTCCTTTTCTTCATCAGTTGCCATATCCAGATCAATCGCATCTTGAAGCAAGGAAATTTGTTGGCTGACGTTCTTCATCAGCACCGATTTATTCTGCTCGGCTTCACCGACAAGGGCAGTCTTCTCTGCTTCTTCGTCTTTAACCCAAGCAGAACCATCCCATTTCTGGTATTCCCCGTTTGGAGAGATGTAGGTTACATTTTCGGGCAACGGGCCAAGTTCAGCGATGAACACCGGTTCACCGGTTTCTGTGCTGTAAAGCGTTTTGCCACGATGATCTTCTTCAAGGCTCCACTCTTGCTTTGTGAAGTCAAAAACTGCGGCAAACCCTTCCGTAGTCGTCGGTGGTTCAATCTCAGTGCAGTTGGCCGGTAACCCAGTAAACGGTGGGATATAGGCATCTCCAACTCCGATATATTCATTTGTCCCCTCCAGCAGATTGTACACTTTGAGAGTTCTCGCTTTATCAGTCATTTTGAAAGTCATTTCGTCAACTCCTTTAACGATACAGATTTAAAAGAATGCGCATTAGAATTGTCCCCTGATGTCTCGGACGTGATGCACGCCAACCAAAAGCCTCACAAACTATTGGTAAAAACCTTGCCCGATATATTCAGCATTCGCGCTCCCATCCACCTGACCAAACTGTTCGTAGCACTGACAATGCAGTCAAACTCAGCGCTCGCTTCGAGCGACCTGTAAATTATCTCGACATTTTCGCTATATCCAAATTCACATGTACAAGCATCAGCCATTTCTGCAACAGGTGCCGAAAAAACTAATATAATCATGCGAGTCTCACTATGTAGTTATATGCAATGTTTTTCACGGTGTTCTCCGCATTACCACAAGCGGCAATAGTGATAGTGTGTGAGTGCGCCCCAATTGCCACTGAATGCGAGTGTGATCCAATACTCAATGAGTGAGCATGTGCGCCAATACCAACGGTATGGGCATGAGCACCGGCACTGACAGCAGTACCGGAGATTGAGTGGGCATGATCACCTGCACTACTTGTCCAGACATTGAAAGCATTGGCTGTAGTCTGCTGTGTGTTGTATTGCTTACCGACAGCATTCTGGTTCCTCGAATCTGTAGATCTTGGATACTGAGTATGAGCAGTTACCGTATGCGCATGGGCACCTGAACTCGATGTAGAGCCAGACAGCGAGTGTGCATGAGCACCAGTGCTGTTAGACGATTTCGTTCCATAATCGAAGCCACTGGACGTTTTTGTCCCGTAATCAAATGTTGTGGTTGGTTTTGTACCAAGATCTGTACTGGAAGCGGCTGCATTGTGCGCATGTGACTTAATTCCATCTTGCTCCAGTGACAACACTGCACGAGAAGTTGGTTTACCCTTAATCATCCATCCACGCATGTCAGGTAACACACCTGATGGGTATGCGGCCGCCAGCTTCGGATACACACTCTTGTCAAACGTCTGCCCTTGCATGATGGCGAAACCAGACGGGGCCACATCGTTCGGCCACGGAATAGGGGCACCTACTGGATATGACTCAGGCGGTGGTAGAACACTACTGTACAATATATAATTTGCGCCGTTCGTGGAACTTGCAGGTTTGGTCGCCACATACTCTGGTGTGCCGAACAACACTATGCTTGCATTATTTGTACAATCGCTCAGAGCAATAACATCAATAGAGTACTGTCCAACGTTTACATAAATATCGTAAACATCTCCTGATGTATTTATCCACGCCACCCCTTGAGCACCTGCTGGTGAGCGTTGCCATAATGTTGCTGTGATGCCAACAGGATTCCAGTTCCCTGATCGCAACACTATTTCGCTTATCGCTGCCTGGTCATAAAGCCCCGCGTTGTATCCAGCACCTCCAATAAGAGTAATTAAAGCGGTTGAAGCTCCTTGAGGCATTGTTACTGTCGCTAACTTATACCACCCGGATTCCTTAACAAACGAAATTCTGGCGGAGCTAACTGCACCTATATTTTTCACAAATAATCTTTTGTCAGGAATATCTGCCCCATTCTGGGATTTCTGAATTGAGCCAGCCGCCAGGTTAACCGTATTCAACAAGCCAAGATAATCAATTACCCCTTGAGGTGAACGACCAGAAAGCGCAGTTAGTGTTCCATCCAAAGGCTGCTTTCTAGCCAACATGTTCGTAATAGTCGTAGCAAAGTTTGGATCATTGCCTAACGCAGCAGCCAGCTCATTTAACGTATCCAGTGCTTCAGGCGCTGAGCCAACAAGTTGTGCTACTTTTGAAGCCACAAACGCGGCTGTCGCGATCTCACGTCCAGCAGCAGTAATTGCCGGAGTTGGAGCTGTTGGTGCGCCAGATAGCGCGGGGCTATCTATAGGAGCCTTTAGAGCAACGGCATCCATGACTGTTTTCACAGCTTTTGGTGTAGAGGCAAGAGTTTCACTCTCGCTATCAGTTGCACTACTCAACTGAACAACCCCCTGCTGTGAGGTTGTTGCATCGTTTACCTTGCTGCCTTCAGCTATTTCCTGAGCTTCGTCTCTAAATCGCTTGGCGTCATCGGCAAAACCTTGAGCACTTGCGCTAGCACTGTTTGCCTTTTCCGCCTCTGATTTAACCGCCGACAGGAGCTGATCAGATGTTTTCGTGGCTGCTTCTCTTGCCGCTGTATCAGCCGCTGTTTTAGCCTCTTCGCTATACTGAATCGTTGAGTCCCTAGCAGCGAAAACTTCATCTTTCATTCTCGATACTTCGGCTTTATTGGTATCGACATCATGTCTGGAGGCATCAGCTGATGTGGCATTAGCTGATGCCTCTGCCGCAGCCGCTACAGCGGTATCTTTTGAGGTTCTGGCTTCATTTTCACTATTGGCTGCCGCTGCTTCTGAAGCAGCAGCAGCCTCTTTAGAGGTCTTGGCTGACTCCGCGTATTGCAATGCTTCTGAGGCGCTATTTGCCGAAGAAGACGCACTTAATGCCGCAGCAGCCTTGCTTTCAGCCGCATTGGTCTCTGACGCGGCAGAATTATCTTCAGATGTTTTAGCCGCAGAGGCACTTGCCTTCGATGAAGCTGCGCTTTCTGCCGCGCCGTGCTCCGATGCTTTTGATGCAGCGGCACTTAGCTCTGCCGCAGTTTTATACTCAGATGCTGAAGCTGAACTTTGAGCGGCTTCATCTGCTTTTGCTCTTGCTTCTGAAGAGCTTTGCGCCGCAGCTAATGCGCGCTCAGCGGCCTCACGAGCCTTCTCGCCTGCCGCATTAATAGCGTCTGCATTATCCGTATACCATTTCTGGTTTGCGTTGTGCTCATCGACGATCTGCGTCAGCGACTTCACGGTCACTTCCGTACCGTCTTCACGCTCAAGCGTTACCTCATCAACTGCCGTCAACCAGCTGCGCATCGTCTTCGAGTCGGCTGACATACGGGTCATAAGCGCGGTAAAACGTGCGCTGAACTGCGTTAAGTCGCCCTCATAGGTTGTGATGATGCGGCACGGAACTTCCTTCTGGGTCTCCCCTGTGTACGGCTCTGCGAGAATCAGACTTGTGTCGCTAATTACGCGCTTAATTTCGTACAACTTGTTGTCAGGGCCGATGACGATCATGCCCGGCAGAACGCCGTTGGCGGTCACATTCCAGTACGTGCCAGTGCCAGAAAGTGCGTCACTTCCCTGTGTAAATGTGATAGTACCTTCCCTGTACCACATATTCGCTCCTTGTAAAGGCGGGCATCCCTGCTCGCCATAGGTAATCACTTACTTATTTTTACCGATATAAAGAAAGATGTCTACCGCCGAGCAGAGCCATCCCCCCACCCGACCTGATAATTTTTGATTAGCTCAGGATCACACATCTCCAGAATGTCTTTTTTCATCACCCTCTGTCGTTCGTGGGCGCCGAACTTGCGGTCGAACAACGTCTGGGTCATTCTCATCCCTAATTCCTTCAGTTGCTCCTGCGTTACCGGAACATCGTTATTATCCGCATCGGTCCAGAAGAAATTGTCAGGGAGACCGCTTTCCGCTGCTTTAAGCGAGATATCCAAACGTTCTTTGGAAATGTCATTCGCGTCCCAGCGGTGGCCGTTCCATTCGAAATAAACGGTGCGACACTCCTGACGAAGACGCCAGTCATTAATTACTGCCAGTTTCTCAACTTTCAATCTTTCGATGTACTCGCCTTGTTCGGGGTACGGAGCGATACCACCACTGGATTCCGACTCCAGAGCCTCCAGTATTTTCTTGGCCAAAGGTGATGTGTCACTTTCCGACAACGTGTATGGCAAAAACAAAGGGGTTACACCATCGTCCATAACAAGGCCATCAAATTGAATCTCACAAGAGATACCGCCACTAAGACTGCGCACTGCGTTCCTTACAGCAGAGATGACAGGGGTTTCGTCCATAATATCCTTCTCCATTTTTAAGCCTTAAACACCAGAATGAGATAAGGTTCATTCACGCGGTGATCGTATTTACGCTGTCTATGCCAGGTATAAACATCAACAGTCGCAGACTGACCTGCCGGCAAATTGTAATAACCAAACAAGCCAGATTGATTTTTAGAGCCTTCTCTCATTCCATATATCTGCTGCTTCACTCCATTTACCGTATACTCGGTAATTCTTGACCATGAGTAGGTGTTAATATCCTCCGATGGCTTGTTATAGTAGTAACCATTTACCACATAGATAATTCTGGCGAATGTTTGAGGTGCAATATAAATACTGCTGCCATTAACCATGTAGGCTTTAACAATATCGCCATCAATCTGGTTCGCGTGCAGTTTCCCCAGAATCTGGCAGTTCTGCGCGATGGTGACGTTATTCAGCGTGCCGGAGTTTGCAGCAATATTTCCCCTGAACGTACCGTTGTTGAACTCAGGGCTACCATCTTTGGGGATAATCCAGCCTCTACTGCCTGCGGCGTAATCGTTCGACTGAATGACATTACCAATTTTGGCGTTCGTAATTGTGCCGTCTTTGATATAAGCGCCGTTCATATACGCCACGCTGTTTTCGATGACAAATGGCGTAGTGATCTTCCCGTTTACGGAGTTGACCAGGCCAAAACGGTCTGCCTGCACCAAAAATTGTGATAAACCGGTACTGTCGATACCCAGCGCGATACCTGCAACGTACTTCTGCCCGCCGCTGGTAGATGTTTCCATCTTCAGCGTCCAGGCAGCAGAAACCTTCTTATCGGTATCGGCAATCGCCTTCGCTTGCTGCTGAATGAGAGCCGAGTTGCCATCAACTTCAGCCTTAACCGTATCAATTCTCTTACCGAGAGCACCGTCAGCGTTTGCACGCGCGGTGGCTTCGGATGTGATAGCAGCGTTGATATCTTTGCCGGTCTGAGCCTGGAGATTGGTGATCTGCCCGGCCAGAGCAGAGTCGGCATCGGTACGCGCTTTCGTCTCTGTGTCGACAGCGGCCTTGATGTCCTCTGCCGTCTGAGCCTTCAGCGAGCTGATCTGCGAAGCCAGAGCACCATCTGCATCGGTTCGAGCCTGGGTCTCTTCTGCAACGGCGGCTTTGATATCCTCACCATTCTGTGCCTTCAGTTGGGTAATTTGCTTCGATAGCGCCTCATCCGCTGTGGCTCGGGCAATCTGCTCTTCAGTAAGTGCAGCGCTGATATCACCTTCAACTTTCGCCTGCAACGTGGTGATCTGACGAGAAAGCGTTTCATCCGCAGTCGCACGCGCCTCTTGCTCGGAAACGATTGCCGCTGAAATATCGTCGTTGAGCTGGGCTTCCAGCTTGGAGATATGCGTCGCAATTGTCTTGTCAGCCTCTACGCGAGCCGTTGTCTCTTCCAGAATCGACGCCCGGATGTCCTCACCAATTTCTGCGCGGATTTCTTCCACTTTTGAGGCCATTGCAGACATATCGTCGGCAAACGTCTTCTGAGTGGTTGCGATCTTCGCATTATTGACCATCTGCTTGTGCTGGTCTTCATCCTGACGCAGAGCGAGGTCAATATTGGTTTTGGCCAGAGCCTCGATATTGGTCGACGCTTCCGCGCTGGCGCGTTCGACTTCGGCAACGGTCTTTTTCATCTCTTCGACGGCGGCAACACTGTCATCGACGGAGGATTTCATTGCCTCAATCTGTTTGGCATTTGCCTTATCACCTTCGACACGGGCTTCACGCTCTTCAGCAATCAGCGCGGAGGCGTTGTCGAGCGCAGCGTGCGCCGCTTCCACAGCGCCAGCTATGGCTTTGCCCTGCTCGGAAACGGTTTCCTGCAACTCGACCAGAGCCGCATTAGAGTCCTCAACTTGTTGCAGCGCGTCGTTGACCTTGTCCAGCGTGCCAGAGACTTCATTTTTGAGGTCGTTCTGCACCTGCTCAAGCCGACCGCTGGTGTCTTCCAGTTTGCTGTCCAGATCGGCAACGGACTGATCAAGCTCTTTCAGACTCTCTTCCATCTGTTTGTTGATGGCGTCGACCGCATCCTGAGAGGCTTTAGCGTCGATTTCCTCCAGCAGCTCCTGCCCCAGCTCGGAAGAGGTGATCTTCCCGGTAAGGAACGAGAGGACGTCTCGCGTCATCGCTTCCGTACCCAGATTGGAGTTCGGCGGACTTAACATGCCACGCTTGTTCACCGCGCGAACCCAATAGTACCAGGTCTCACTATCTCCCAGACCGGCATGAGTGAACGTGGTGCTGGCGGCCTCTGCAACCAACTTCGCCGTTTCCAGATCGTTGGTCTGGGAGGCATACACGTTGATGTGATCAAGGTCGATTGAGTCCGGGTTGACCCAATTCAGAATCACGTTGCGGTAGTCACCAACGGCCGTCAGAGAGGTAGGAGAGCCTGGCGGCGTCATCGTACCTTTCACCTGATAAACGGTGCTGATGATGTCCGTTTTCTTGCCGCTGAACGAAACCGCATAGAGCTGAATGTCGTATTGACCATTCTCAGCAATATTGAGGATCTCGAACTGCTCTTCGGTAACGCGTGCGGACTGCCAGTTAGAAACGTTGTTTTCATCGGAACGACGCCAGCTGATCCAATATTCCGCAGACTTACCCTCCCAGGTGGCTACGAGCTTGATTGAGAGGTTACCCGGACTGGAGATATACGTCCCTTCCGTCACCTGCAGGTTAGTCGGCTTCGAATAAGTCGGGTCGAGAACTGTGTTGTTCTCGGGGATCAGCGTCGCACCGTTGTCGATGGCTTCGTACTTCGATGCATTATTCTGGACAACCGTAACGTTAAACGTCCCCTGAGCCTCGCCCTGGGCAACGTTGATAACACGCACGCGCATTGGCTCCAGATCTGGCTCGGTAATCGTCCAGACGCCATTCATCACCGGCATATCACCGGAATTGAGCGCTTTGGAGAAGGTCACTTTGGTAATGTCTTCCCCGGTCTCAAGAATATCGCGCTCAACGATTTCGCCTTCCTGATTCAAGATCCGGATGTAGCTACCGGCTTTATTCAGCGTAACCGGTGCGTCGAGAGTGATGCTGTTCTTTGTGAACGCCACAATGCGGCCAGAGTTGCGTTTACCAGCACGGTATTTGTTCTGAATCAGCACCGTTTCACCCGGCATAAGGAAGGAAGCATCAAGCCCTGCCGTAAAGCTGATAACGTCCGACTCCATGCGTGCGGTATACAGCAGCCACAGACCGACACGATGCGCCTGGCCACGGCTTGTACAGCCGAACGCAACCACTTCGGTTTTACGCTCGCCATAACGACGCATCGCCTCCTGGTCTTCGACGTACTCGATGTTCTGCTTGTAGCCGTCTTCCTTGTTGTTGTAGGTCACAAGAGCTACTGACGGACGGTCTTTACGCGCAGATCCCTTGTAGCTGAACATGCCGTCTTTGACGTTCGCGTTGGTGAACATCATGACCGGATCTGACGGACTATCCTGCATGACGTTAACCATGCCACCAGCCCAGAAGACCATACCGCGGAAGGCGCCAGCGATATCCTGAATCAGTCGGTACGCGTCCTGACGGCTAGTGATCTGGGTGTTGATAGCGAAGCGCTTCTCTTTGCCCCCGAATCCATTGTCAATTTCTTCGTCACAGTAGCGACCAATCTGGTAGATCTGCCCGAGGTCAATCATGGACTCAGAAACGTACTGCCCCAGGCCATAACGAGCGTTGGTAAGCAGGTCGAAGAGAATCCAGGCAGGGTTGGAAGATGACAACAGCTTGAATGTGCCATCCCATACGCCGATATAGGTGTTTGTGTGTTCATCGTAGTTGGACGGTACGCGGATCTTCAGGCCACGCACCAGATACGAACGAGACGGCATCGAGCTGCCGAACTGCTCTGAGTTGACCTTGAGGCCAACCAGCGCGGAGTTCGGATAGTTCATCGGCGTATCGACGATCTCACCGATAGAGTCCACCCACGTATCGTTAAAGATGTACTGAGTATTGCTGTCATCGGTCAGACGCAGCACGCGAACCTTGTAGGCACGACCTGGCTTGGGCAGTTTTAGCTCATAGCTGCGGTAGTAGACGCCTGTCTTTTTTGCCGTCAGCGCAATTTCGGAAGCACTCTCCCCTTCTGCGATGGCGTCCTTGAAGGCATTATCGCCATTGGCAATCTGGAATTTGTACTTCACGGTCGTACCGTTGGTATCACCGGTCTTTTTGTCGATGCTACGCAGAGACGGGAACTTCAGAATGACGCGGACACGGTCTGCCTCATCGTTATCGATGGCAATCGTAACGTCGTGCATTCTTTTCAACTGGATGTTGACTGACTTCGGCGTTTCAACGAAATCGAACCCAGCCATCGGCGTCTGGTCTTGTGAACCATCGCGGAAGTCCCAGGTGATACCGCTAAAGTTTGAAGACCCGTCTTCGTTAAGGATTGGCAGATCATCAACGAAGATCGACTTTGCACCATCCACCAGCCCGCCAATGACACCTTCCCCGAGCAGGTCGAGGATGGACGCCATAGCACGCGAGTTTACGGTATCGTCGGCTTCAACCGGTGTGCGGCTGGAGCCACTGCTTTTCTTACCGCCAGCACCTGCAATCAGGAGAGGCAGTCTCTTCTTCTTGAACTGTTCCATGTTCAAAAATTTCCCTTCTTACTAAAGCTGGTCGATGGTGATCGAAGAACTTACTACCTGTGAGCCGACCAGAATTTCCTCACCATAAATGAGCTGAACCGGGTTGCCCTGGTTAGTGGTGTTTTGTGGTCCGTCGAAATAAAACGAGTTCGAGTTATCTGCCTGCCTTACACTGTCATTGGTCGCCTGGGGCGAAATTAACTGCGAAATACCCCCCATCATTAGCGACAAGCCGAGCGGGGCCAGCGCGGGAAACCAGAATGAGGCAACCATGACGAGTGCCCCTACGACTGTCTGAAACCAACCAAAAGCCTTACCGCCGCTACCGCGAGGAACCGGCGTGATGCGGATCTTCGCGATGTTGTCGGACTGCCCCATCATTTGAAACTCGCTCTCATCAACCGACCACTTATGCCCCTGCTTATTGGTGATCTGGATGTGATACTTGTCGTAGGTCTTCATGTTGCGCTTCATCCAGGCTTTTAAGCCCGGACGATTGGCTTCGACCAGATCCAACGCCTGTTTGGTGTTGCGCACTTTTAAATGCCAGTGGCGGCCGAAATGTCTGGCCATCGGGCCACCAAGTTGCACATGAACTAACTCAGACACGTCTCATCTCCCTTGAGTAAGTCTCTGTGACGCAGGTGGTGCGTCGTGTGTTTCTGGTACATGCCACCGTAATAAGCGCGACAGCTCAGACGGTCGATCTGGTGGTGCAGGATCATTCCGTCTCCTATGTACACCGCGCAGTGGTCAGGCATCTTTCCGTACTGAATGAAGAAGACGTCACCACGCTGGGGTTCCGTCCCCGGCGCCAGACGAACAAGCCCTTCATTGCGGTAGTTCTGATCGAGAATGTCGGTATCGCCCGTGTACCACGATGGAATATGCAGGTGCGGGTTCGGATTCAGCTCGACGTTGAACTCACGCTTCAGGTAGTCGCGGCACAGCATCCAGCAGTCGAAGACACCGAACACATAGGGTCGACCCAGATAAGGCATCTCAAAGCCGTCTGGGGTGATCACATTCATCTCACTGAAGTGAAATGGCGCATCGCCCTCGACGTTCTTCCGAACAGCCAGAATCAGCCACGGAACTTCCGTTGCCTCGCATCCGGCGCGGTCGGCATCTGACGCATCAGCTGATTCGTCAGTGTGGGAGTGCCAGATGGCAACCACGTCTCCCGCATCTTCCGCTGCGATAATGTCGTCAGCGTGCATCACAAACGTGTTTTCCGGGTTCTCCGACACGTTCCGGGCTTCCATGAAGCGATATTTCTCGCCAGTAGTACGCACCAGAAAGCCACACGCTTCGTTCGGGTAGCGTTTGATGGCTGTCAGATAGATTTCCTGCATAATGTCCGACCCAAGCTCAGGGAAAGCTCTATTACCCATAACGTGTTGCTCCAATGAATCCGCCAAAGTGGATTACGCCATTGGCAAAGTAGTTACGGCGTGCGTTGCATGAGTCGTAGCGTTTCGTGCAGTAATCCGCGCCTGACATGGTGGTTTGCTGGTTGTTTTTGTCGAAATAGGGGCCGGTATAGCCGCACTCTGGGCCGCGGTATTTCCACGGGCAGGTGTTTTTGATGATCTGGCGGTACGGCAGTTGCACGCCCATCAGATCGAACACGCTCGACAGCTCAAACTCGACAACCTCATGGGTTTCAAGAGTCTTCTGCTCGACGAACCACATCTCATCGGGAAAATGCTGATTCGGATCTGCGGTCGGATTTCCGTCTTTGAAGTTGGCCGCGTCGAGAAAACGCGCCAGCGTCATCTTGCGGATGATGCGACAACCCACCAGATAGTCATTTGCCTGGACTTCAGCGGAGACGGTTCCGGCAAAGTTGGAGACCTGGATTTTTGGACGCGGCAAAGTACCCTGACCAGTCTTATCAAAGCCTGACGCCTTGATTGGCCACGGTTCGTAGGACACACCTTGCCAAACGACTGGCTCCATCAGTTCGTTTGTACCGGCGTGGAAAAACAGCTTGCCCCCAGAGGTGGTGTTCGACATATCAAGTTCGAACAGCTCAATGAGCGCGGAGGGCGACAAGCTCTGAATATCAGCTTTAATACCCATCGTTTCTTCCTTGAAATAAAGAGGCGCCAACATCCTGTCAGCGCCTATAGATAATAGTAAATAAGCACCTACTTATCTAGTGGGTTAAATTATCCTTCATAAATTTGTCGGAAGGTCGCAGTGAGAACGAGATAGCCCTGATAACGCTTCACAGTATGGCTGTCGCACACCACAACCATCTTTTTGCCTCGAGGGTTCGTCCAGTAGAACGACTCAACGGCCGCGCGTGCGTCAGAAAGTCATCGACGGCATTGATGACGTCATAAGAACGCGTAAAAGTAAGGCTCCACTCTTCTTTAATGCGATTAAGCCCTTTTGCCTGACGCTGTTCGTAATCGTCACCGAAATTCAGCACCGTCACGTTAGGCTTCACGGTCTTTTCCGACTCGTAGTCGGGATACCAGTTAAAAGTCAGTCTTTCCATCTCACATCCTTGTGAGACCGCCCCTTCCGGGGCAGCCGTGGTTAGTTACGTTGAGAGTTAGGGTTGAGCGAACCGCCTGGCCGCTTCTCCTGAGCGATGGTTTCAAGCGCGATCGCCTTCATGCGCTGCGCAGCCTGACTCCATGCGCCTTCGGAATTGCTGTTCTCCGAGACACTGCCGTCGCTGTTGACGTTGATTTCAATGCTGACAGGTGAGAAAACGCCGCCGCCTTTAACACCCTCTGCGTTGAGCGTGACCGGGATGGAACGCCCATCCGGAAGAGGAACGTAGGCTTCGTTCATATCCCCTTCGCCAAATAACGCCAGCTGTGGAGAGTCAGCGATGCCACCTTTCTGGTAAGCACGCAGCGGAACCACGCCGTCTTTCCCGAAAATGCCGCCTTTGGCGAACTTCGGGATTGCCGGAATGCCGCCAGTACCATCAGATGCCGATCCGGTGAGATTGTTGAATCCGGAGTTAGAGCCGGAGGAACCAGATCCGATGTTATCGAAGCCACCACCAGCCCAGGCAGACACCAGCCCGGAGGCAATGGTAGCGCCGAAACTCAACCACTTATTGCCAGAGCCGGACATGTTTGCGCCCAGCATAGCAAACGCGGCAGAAAGCGCCCCCGTGACAGAGCTAAGGTTCTGCATGGAGAAGATGGACGTCTTCACCGCTTTGGTTTCCGCGTCTTTGGCTTCAGTACTGGTGAACAGTCCATTTACCCAGTTGCCGATCGCGTTGGTTGCAGAACCAATCGCGCTGGTCGTCTGCTGAGTGGTCTGCCCCAGACCGGAGACCGAGCTGGAGGTCTCTTTCGTCGCCTCACCCACGCTCTTATCGCCGTTGACCGCATTCATCCGGACGCCCTGGTTGGCAACCGCAGACGCGACACCAGAAAGCAGATTGCCACTCTGAGAGCTGCCCGCTGCCGTCGTCCCCATCCCCAGCATGTTCATGAGAGGTAGAGTGATCTGCGTCTTCACAACCATGTTGGTGATGTCGCGGAGAATGGACTCTGCCAGGCTGGAGAAGTCCAGTTTCCCCTTCATGACGAAGTCGGTCAGCGTATCCGTCATGTTGCTGAACAGGTTGCTCCAGCTGTTTTCCAGCTGTTCGGCCAGATTCTCGTACTCAAGCGCCAGCTTCTGTGTCGCCGTACCCGTCTCTTTGATGAGCGCGGTGTTGCCTGCCGCCACCAGCTGGTTAATCTGCTTGGTGTAGAGCGCCACGATTTTCGGATCAGAAGCCTGGTCACGCAAATCCATCAACGCTTTCAGATTACGGTTGTAGGTGTCGTTGAAATCGGCCACCTTCTCTTCACGAGACGGCTTGTAACCCGCGCTGATGATGGAATCGGATTCCGGCGCCCAGGTGGAGATCATCTGCTCGACGTTGCGGCGGTTGAACATCTCGCGATAGTCGTCGCTCGCGTTCGCCAGGTCAGCGAGGCGTGACTTGGCTTTGTCGATCATCTCCTGAGTGATGAACTCATTCGGTACGGCGTTGGCCAGTTCGGTCAGCGATTTGGTGGTATCGCGGAGAGACTGGTCAAACGACACGGTCGCTTTTGAGCTTTCCCCCATCTGCCCCATAAGCTGATCGGCTTTATCCAGGGCTTTCTGGTAGCCGGCCGCCAGCTTACGCTGCGCATTTTCTTCCTTCCTCGCGGCACGCTGAGAAGCATTGGCAGTACGCTGCCCGGCTTTTTCCGCTGCTGCTGCGTCCTGCTCACGCGCTTTGGTCAGTGCGGCGATCGCGGCAGCACGTTCCTCGTCGCTCATTTTCTCCAGAGAGCTGGCGCTGGAGGCTTTCTGCAGGTTCAGCTGGGTTTTGAGCTGTTTCGGCCCGATGATCGGCTTGCCTTCGAAGTCCAGCATCGCCGTACCGTCTGGCAGTGTGCGCTGGTAGGTCGCGGAGTCCATCTGGTTCCGCATATACTGCGCCAGTGCTTTCTGAGCCGCCTTATCGGTCGTCCCCAACCCCAGAACGGTGCCCTGGTTGGACATTACGCCCTTACCGGTTTTCGCCGCGCTATCACGCTCGAACTCCGCCTGAGTCAGCTCCTGAGCTACAGCTTCAAGATGCTCCTGATACCCGCGGATGCTGCCCTGCAGCTTCTGAACCTGCTCGGTGTTCCCCTCTTTCTTCGCTTTCTCCAGCATGTCGCTGAAGTGGGCAATTTGCTTCTCGGTGGCGTTTTTACGAGAAGACAGGTCGTAGACCAGCTTCTGTGCCGGTTCCAGATAGGACTTGTTCACCTTCTCGCGAAGCGGTGCAAGCAGCTTGTTCTTCTCGTCGTCCGAAAGCGATTTGTCGTCGTTGATTTTCTGGATCTTATCCAGAGCCTCCTGACGGGCTTTCACAAACGTCGCAGAGAAGACCTGGTTATCTGCCCGGATTTTCTCAATCTGGGATTCGGCAGCTTCTTTTGCCAGGCGTTTGGCCACTGCGCCATCACCCAGCGCCATCGTGCCGGTTGTTCTTTCGTACTCTTCCTGATTTTTCTTCAGGCGAGCCTCAACAACCTCTTTGGACTCCTTCACGGCGACAGGGCCAGCCGCTGTGGAGTAGTAGTTCACGCTTTCGCCAGTTTTAAGCGCCTGCTGGTCTCGCTGGATCTGCTTTTCAAGCTCGGCTGCACGCGCTGCCATCTGCGCACGCTTGGCCGCCGTCATCGCCTCCGGGATTTTGCGGATCTCGTCCACGACTTTGGACGTTTCGCTGCGGAGCATGGTCATATACGTGATAAGACCGGCCACAGCCACGGTAGCTACGGTGAACGCTGCACCAATTGGGTTTGCTGCAATGAACGCAGTTAGCCCAGCAAACGCGCCCTGAAGCCCCGTAATCGCGCCACGGATAGCGAAGATCAGCGATGGGATTGGGGCCAGCCCCATACGAGCCGCACGATTAAAGCGGGTGACAGCTGTCGCGCCCAGATTGAACGGAGCCTGGAGAACGGTCGACATCTTGGTAAATGTGTTAACCATTTGCCCGGCAGTGCCAATCACGCCTGCAATCCCGGCACGCATCAGCTTGAACGCCACCATTGCGGCAACGACTTTGCCCAGGCTGATAACCAGCTCCTGGTTTTTAGCCAGCCACTGCGCCAGCTCGCGTAAGCCGTCGATCGCCGTGGAGAGTCCGGAACCCAGCGAGTTAGCGAACGAAATGCCTTCAGCGCTGTTCATGATGGAAGCAAGCTCTTTCATCCCCTTTGTGAGAGAATCCAGATAGCCCGCCTGACCGACACGATCGGCAAACAGCGTAAAGGAGGTTTGCAGTTGCGCCAGCGCACCGGTGTAGGTTTGCATCATGTCTTTGGCGGCGTTTTCGTTCTCCGCACGCAGACCAACGAACATCAGCGATAGCGCCTGTTTCGCTTCCACAGTACCGGTGGAGACTGCTTTGGTCAGTTCCCCCATAGTGATACCGGCAGCGTCTGCCATCGCCTTCATCGCGTTAGGAACGGCTTCACCTAATTGCTGACGCAGTTCTTCCATCGACACGACGCCCTTACCGGACATCTGCTGGACAGCCACGGCAGCACGTTTAAGCAGTTCGCTATCGCCGCCGAAGCGTGCAACGGAGTCCACCAGTGCTTTCAGCGATCCGTCAGTAGGATCGAGACCTGCCGAGCGAAATTTAACGAAGGAATCGGTCAGCGCCTGCATCGCAAACGGGGCGTTTTGCGCCATATCCACGATGTACTGCATATCCTCTGCGGCGGCTTTTCCAGGGTTGGCCTTATCCTTGTTCAGCCCGCGCAACATGACACGCATACGCTCCATTTCGGAGGCGGCTTCGATGATTGGCTTCTGCCAGCCGAACAGGATGTCAGTTACCGTTCTTGCCGCATCACCAATCTCGCCAAGCAAGAAAATGTTGCCGCGCAGACCAGAGAACACACCACTTTCAGCACTACGCCCGCCGTGGCCATAGGAACCGCTGTGTCGACCTCCACCGCCATTACCACCGCCATCACCGTAGCTACTGGTGCGTACACGTACCGGCTTGCTGATCAGTTGCTGGCGGCCAATCACCGCATCCATCTGATCGCGGACTTTCTTCAGCCCCTCAGCAGCCTGGCTCGTTGTGACACCCCAATTACTGAGACGCTTTGTCGTGGTGTTAAGACGCGTATTCATGCCGCTCACGGATGCAGAGGCTTCTTTTACCTCCGTACCGAAGCGGCTGGCGCTCTTGCCAGCGAACGTTGCCCAATCGGAAAACTCATTGAGTTCAGACTGAACCTTGCGCAGCGATGTGGTGAGCTTATTAACGGATGAGGTGGTTGTGTCGACGCGCTCAATCAGGGTTTTGAGACCTGAGTTGAGGCTGGTAATGCTGCCTCGCGTCTTGCGCGAAACATCAGACACAAGCTCGAAGCCGGCAGCTACATCCTGTAGTTTTTCTGCCGTGACATCGAGCTTGGACTCCAGAACGCCGATGATGCGGGAGACCGAACCCAACGAGCGTTCCAGATTGTTAATTTTCTGAGCTGGCTTTGTGGCCTGCTCCCCGAATCTGGTAAGTAGCTTACCCGCCCGGTCGATTGACGCTGTAAACTGCTTGTCTTCCAGCGACAGGATAAACTCTACGTTTTGTGACATTCCCTTGTCATCCTCTGCCAAAAATTTGCATCAGTTGCTCTTTGGCGTCAGGGTCTGCCTTATCCTTGCGTGGATCGTAGACTTTATCGGTTACGACTGGTCTTCCAATCCTGAGTTGCAAACCCTCCATGAACGCCTTTACGCCCTCGCCATCTGCCTGGGCAGCGCGAGCGACTTGCAGGTTGCGGACATCCTCTTCCGCACGCAGACGGTCGATGTTGCGACTGAGCATCCAGAACATCGTTAGAGGGACGCCCAGCAGCTCTAATGGCGACACGGCGTAGTGAGCAACTACACGACTGAAATAGAATCCGAGATCTATCGATACGGTCTTTACCCCGGATTCATCGCGGGAAATTACTTTGCCCCTTCACCAGCCGCTTTTTCGTTCTCTTCATCAATCACTTCCATAGCGAAGGTGAAGATCTGCTGGAGCTGCGGAACAGTCAGTTTTTCCAGTACAGCGTCCGGCACGGATGGGATGACCTTGCGAACCAGGTCGGCGTAAGCAGTAACCTGCTCAACAGGCGACATATTCTGGAGGTCTTTGCCTTCCATCTGCTTGATAGAGACGAACAGGCCAACAGTCATTTCAACGATGGGATATTCCTGACCGCCGAACTTGATGCTTTTCTTCGGAGGCAGAATGGAGTCGAGATCGAGTAATTTGGTCATTGGTTAAAGTCCTTTTAAAAGAGAGGCTCTTCCTGAGCCTCTGCTTAATTACGTCGCGATTATTGGGCAGAATTAACCGTTACTGCTTTGGTCGCTTTCTTGCCGCCGCTATTGCTGGTAAAGGAGATATTTGCCGAACCTTCAGCTACTCCGCGAACCAGACCAGTCTGGTCAACGGTTGCTTTCTCCTGATTGTCGGATTCCCACACACCGGTTTTGTCGCCGGCATCTGCAGGGGTGATCTGGGCAGTCAGTTGCACGGTCTCACCGGCTTTAACTTCCGGAGATTCCGGAGAGATAGAGACGGTTTTAACCGGCTTTGGGCCGCTCATTTTCCCCAGCACGCCGTCGTCATCCGGGTAAGCGGTGAACTGAACGGAGAACACGCGAACATCATCAGACTGGTAGGTCATGGTGAAGTTACCTGCGGTTGCAGCTTTCGGGATGGTCAGGACATAGTCGGTGGTATCTTGCGGGGTCAGAACCAGCTCTTTGGCTACGTCGATCAGGTTGACGCCCTGTGCGGAAGTGATGGTCACAGAGTTCTCTTCTTCGCTCAGGGTAGAACCCGGCATCAGATCGACCATATTCTGCAACACAGACTCGGCCAGCGGCGCAGTGATAGTGATGTTACGACCCTGTACCAGCTCGGAGATGGTGGTCTGCCCCAGCTGGTCTACGGTGACTTTCAGAGTTTCGGTCGCAACTTCAACCTGAACACCGCCTTTGGTGTAACCCAGATCAACGCCACCAAACGACACTTTGCAGGCGCCAAGTTTGATGTTTTTTACATGGGTATTGGACATTTTTGGAAAACTCCTTTTTCCGTTAAATCAGCACCTTCATGGTGTTAATGATAAGTATATACTTACCTATTTTATTAATTCAACAAATAGCCCGCAAATTCAATCGGGATACCCGCTTCAATCAACGAACCTTCATTTTTGGGATAAGTAATCGGCATCGACATTGGTCGAACCAACCGGAAGTAAACGCCATCTGACACGGTTTCTTCGACCGGGAACATGTCCATGATCTTATTGGCTTTCGCCACCGTCTTTGTAATCGTCGCATTACGCACGATGACGGTGAAAGAGTCGTGATAGAAGCCTTTTAACTCATGGTCAATGGTGATCCCCGTATTGGGAGTAACCAACAGAACACCGGACTTCACATTGGCTGGCATGTAGTGACAGAAAATGTCAGTGCCGACTGTACCGATCTTCGCCTTCTGCATCAGGCTCGCAAATGCTTCAATAAACACATCAACCTCTCGTAAAACCTGCTTTCCTTGCCGCTTCTGCTATCGTCTGAGTGAACTGTTTCTCACTGATCTGCACGGCTCTCTCAAGGAACAAAGGCCCAACTCGTGGCTTCACTCCAGCAACTGGCGGGTTGGTGACGCTCTTCATGCGGGATAGATAGCCGAGACGATACTTGCCCAACTCCATGTACTCCGCATAATCGCCAACCTCAACGCCCGGATGACCTTCGCGTGGTTTGGCTCCAGATACCGATAACTCAATACGCAGCCCGGTATAGCCTTCTTTGACAACTCTCGCGAAGATCGCGCTTTCGAGTGAGCCAGTCTCCAGCGGGGCCATTGCCCGCGCCAGACGCTCAACCAGACGCGCCAGCTTCTCCATGTCACGGATGAGATAACGCTTAAAGGCTTTCTGGCTGTTATTGAGCCTGTCGCCAGCACGCTTAAAATGATGCGCGTCGTACTTCAGACCCATATGTTTGCCCCTACTTCCAGATGCCCAGGGCGCCCACGCAGTCCCCAGCGACGATGCACGCTGGATACCTTCAGCTTTTGCCCCTCCAGAATGAGAACGTCATCAAGCTGTACTGCGGCCTCAAGTGGGATCACCAGAACAGCATCGAACAATTCCAGATTCGCTTTACCGCGACTGCCGGAGCTGTCAGCACGTACCGATGACTTCTCGTTACTTTGCTCAAACTTAACGACGCCGACGTTCGTCTTTCTGACGAACTGCAATTGCGCTTCACCGTAGACGTTCTTCGAACCCAGACGGTAAATCGCTATCTCTGCTTGCCATGAAATGTTCATGCACTCTCCCTGTGGTTGGCAGCCGCACTCATTACCAGGCGAAGGCGCGATTGCTCGTCTTGAGCCTTTCGACCAGAAGTAAATAATGCGACTGGCGTTACGCACGGCGAACAATCATGCGGTTATTGATGTAACTGACCAGCAGTCGCCAGGTACTGCGAGCCACCTGCACGTTTGCCGCTTTGCCGGTACGGTACATATTGGTCGTTTCGCCAATGGACTCAGACAGAATGCCGTCCTCGCGGGCTGCCGCTACGTCATTACCGTTAGCGATTTCGCAGGCTTCATTAACCACGGCCAGCATTAATGCCTGTTTGAAGTAGTCCGGGAACTCGTCGAATTTCTCCGGCGTCATCTGCTCCCAATCGATCAGATCGTGACGATATGCCCCGTCAGCGCCCCACGGAATGTCATAGACGTTCAGCATGTTTTGCGGGCGATCGTACCGGTCGAAGTCGATACGCAGGACTTTGCGGATTGAGAACGGCAGCGTTTTGACGCGTCTGGTGGCCTCAATGAGACGTTTGCGCATCAGCCCTTCGCCATCAGCTAACAGGGTGTCGCCGTTCAGCATATCGATAGCTTGCATCTGGGCGTCTGCGACCGTTGCGAATGACTGGCCTGGAATTGACAGCTCGAAGCTATTCAGCAAAACGTACATCTTGCGCTCTTCATGCGTCAGCCCGGATGCCACCGCTTTGACAATGACGTGTCGCAGATCGCGCTCTTTATCTGAAAGCAGGTTGTGTTCGGCCGACACGACAACCGGAATGGACATCTGCCCCTCAGTAATATCGAGAGGTTCGTTATCGACGATGATCGCGCCAGCGCCATCTCTGACGGTATACGTGGCCGACTCAATATCCAGAACGTTAAATGCAAACGACAGGGAAACAGCTTCCCCGCTACGGTACGTGTCGATCTGCGCCATTACTCACCGCCCTGTGCTTTCAGGATGCCTTCGATCATTTCAACGATGCCTTTGGCTTTCACGCCAATCTGGTTGCCGATCTGACGCAGACCCGCAATACCTTCACAGTCCGCAATCGACTCCAGTTCTTCACGAGTAAAGCGCTGTACCGGTTTGGCTTCCACTTCAGCTGTACCACGTTTCATTGGCACAATATCCGGGGCCGCCGTCTCGACAATGTCGTCCGCAGTCAAATCATTGCGGCTGCTGTACGCGGCAGAAGGAGATACATTTTTGCCTTCAACGGTAGTGGCACGCATGGAGGCACAAATCCGCTGCTGATCGATGAATCGCAGTTCGGCAACCGAGATGCCGTCGACAAACTGGATACCGCAGAGAATGCCCGTGTACCCCAAAAATTGAGGCTCCAATAAACGAATTTTTGCTGGTTTCATTCTTCTTCTCACTTAATGGGCGGCTATGCCGCCCATGTATTGGTTACGCAGCCGGTGCTGCAGTCACTTCCACAGTCGCAGTAGCTTTGTGGCTGCCATCCTGCGAAACCACTTCAATAGTTGCCGTACCAACGGCTACGCCAGCTACGTTACCGTTCTGGTCAACAGTCGCTTTGTCGCTATTTTTGGAAGTCCAGGTGACTTTTTTATTGGTTGCATTTGACGGTTGTACATCAACACGCAACTTGACCGATTTCCCCTTCTCAACGGAGGTAGAGTCAGGCGTTACGGTTACGGACTCCACGCTGACAGGCTTAACGATCACTTCGACTGAGGCAGAAAGCTGAGTCTGCTTATCGGTGGCGGTGATCTTCACTTTGCCCGGAGTCACGCCAGTAACCAGACCCGTACCGCTGACTGTGGCGACCCGGTCATTGTCTGACGTCCAGGTGAATGAATCTGCACTTTTGCTCATGGTGATACCTGCACTAAGTTGAACGGTTTTGCCCACCAATACGGACGGCGCAGTCGGTGTAATGGTGACAGACTGAGTGAACGGAATTGCCCGGAAGCAAGCCGCAAGATGATTCTGCTGGCGCTCGCTCAGAGGCTCGTTGGAGATGGAATTGGTGAATCCGGCACGGCACATATGCCCCGTGAAATCCGAAAACGCCTCTTCCGTGATCTTCATCTTTTGTTCTGGCATTTCTCGCTCCTACAAAAAGGGTGGGCGTATAGCCCACCCTTAAATGGTAGATAATTACTTACCTACGATACTGATCAAATTTTTACGTTGGTCAGCGCGGCGATAGCCTTATCGTGCTTGTTCGCCAGAGAGCAGTACCACTTAACGCGGGTACGGGTTGCGTCTTTGTTCTGAACAGTACCGATGTTCTCAACAACGATACCGGCGTTTTCGCCGCCATACAGACCGGTCACACCGTTCTCTTCGGACAGGTGCAGGCAGTAGATGCTTGCTTTGCCAGCATCAGTCGGGATGAAGTCGTTCACGATGAACGGTACACCGTTGTGGCACAGCATCGGGCGGCCGAAGTTTTCCATCATGATTTCTGACGGGCCGAGGCTAACGGTACGCAGCAGAGCGCGATAAGCACGCAGGTGCTCGGAACGCATCATGATGCAGTCTGCGCCCAGATCTTTCACCGCGTCGACCAGCTCGTCGAACATGGAGAAGGTCATGGAAGCGCCTTCGATGTCGATCTTCTGATCGTCGTGCATCAGCTTCGGAATACCGTCGAAAGCTTTGGTGTTGGTGGTGGAGTCGCCCAGAATCAGGTTGCGGCGGAATGCGCGGGCCAGACCTTTCACCTTCTGACGAACCTGGATTGCCAGCTGGTTGTTGGTGTCGGACATAGTGGTCGCCAGGAATTTGTCGACGTCTACGTCGCCTGCCAGGATACGCAGCTTCGCAACGTGTTCGGTGAAGGTTGCAGCGCCTTCGGTGATGGTGTCGTTCACATCAATGAAGGTTGCTTCGCTCAGGGTAGCTTCGCGGTTGTAGAGGTATGCCTTAGAGTTAATCTTCATGAAAGGCAGAACAGCGAACAGGTCATCGCGATCGATGATGGTCTCGATCACACCCTGCTCAAGTTCGTTGTTAGATAGCTTTTCAGCTTCATCACGCAGTAATGGCATCTTTCATTTCCCTATGATTTAAGATGTTACTTGAGTCCGATTTTCCCCAGACCGGAGGTCAACTTATCCATAGTCGACTTGCTCTTCGGCTGGTTTACTTTGTGGGTCGGTTTGCTATTGGAACCAGCACCCTGCTTGGCTTCGCTGCGCAACAGTGCGTCAGCTTCCGGATCTGCACGCAGAATGCGTTCAATCGCGGATTCGAACGGTAACGGTTTGCCTTCACCGTCAACCAGAACTGCACGCTCTTTCTGACCGGCTGGCTTATCAAAGCCCACAACACTACCGTCTTCACCCACTTCGAAATGAGAGCCGTAGATAACGCGAGCCTTAGCCGGAGTCATCAGAACTTTGTCACGCAGGAAGGCAGAGCCGCTGAAGGAAGCGCCAACAGTCATTTCGACCAGTTGAGCCTTCAGTTCGGCGTTCTCGCTCTCCAGAGCGGAGTAGCGTTCGTCGCGCTGTGCCAGTTCAGCCTGGTGGGTGCGCTTCGATCATCTGCTTTTTCACAGCATCGAACTCACCACGGCGTTCCAGTTCAGCCTGCTCCGCCTCCCGGCGTGCGGTTTCTGCGGCTTGTTCAGCTTCGAGAAGCTGGCGAGCACGCGCCGGGTCAATATCACCGTACTGAGCCAGCTGATCGGCCAATGTGCGCTCTTTCTCCTTGCGCTTCATGTTCTCTTTCAGCAGGTCAGCACCAGCTTTCTTGGACTTACGCAGTTCTGCCAGCAACTCTTCCTGAGTCATACCGGCATACTCGTCGTCGTCACCCTTCGGTTGCTCTTTTTGCTCGCCCTGTTTACCTGGGTCTTGATTGCCCTGCTCGTTGTCTCCAGCAGGAGCACCGCCACCAGCGCCTCCGCGCTCATGCGCTTCAGCTGCATCCATCAGGCCACGACGGGCCATAAGCATTTGCCACAGATTCATAGAAATTCCTTTTCGTTACTTATCACTCGGTCTCTTGAGTAGATGAGTCCCCATTCCCTCGGGGTTGATCTTGCCCGCTTTCTTGGGATATATCTCGATCATAAGTAAGTACTGACTTATTTTCAAGGGTGTTAAGATCATTTTTTGGAGGAAATTTCAAGAGATCTTTTTGAAATTCCTTTTGCATCGCCTCAGAAATGTTCGGGAAGACCTTCTCGATGAGCATTTCCATCTGATGACGACGAACAGAATCAGGCGCCTGGAGCAGCGACAGTTTCTCAGCAACGGCAAACTCGTCAGTCAGACCGCGAATGTCAAAACTTTCCGGGTACGCGATCAGAGAGTGGTCTTCATCCAGTTCGACACCCATCCATTTCGCTGCCAGTTGCATCATCTGGCGCTCTGCCCTTTCGAGGCGTTCTGCTTTTGTCACCAGCAGACTGTTAACGCGCTGGAAGTCGTACATCTTCGCTGCGCCCGAAGAGTTATCGATGCCCTGTGCGTTATCCTGCTTGGTTCGCTCACCTGCCACACCAACGGAGTGGTAGATCTCGTTAATCACCGTCTTAATCGTGGTGATGATCATCTGGGCCTGTTTCGGGTCTGGAGACAGATAGAATGGCTGATTACCGCTCTCAGAGTCGAAGGTGAAGACGCGTTTTGTCCCCATTTCGAGCACTTTGGTGTGGTTTTCATCGCCCGGCAGCAATGACTGAACCGGGATCGCCAACTGGCTGAATGTCTGATCCTGAATAATCGCATCAAGGTTCGACAGGTAGTTGGCCACGGCGCGGTCAAGATAGGCGATATCATCAATCAACGACGGGCTGAAATACGGAGACTCGCTTTCACCAATGCAATCCACCGGGAACACCGGCACCACGCCCAGATTATGCTCGCCGCTATCCTCCAGAACGACTTTGGCCTGACGACGACCGCTATTTCCGGAACCTTTCTTCACTTCTTCACGGAACAGATACCACTCGTTTTGCGTCCACAGACGGTAACGCTGGTATTCCTGCCCGGTTGACGTGAACGGATCTTCGTCGTCGCGCGCGATTTCAACAATCAGCGCCCACAACATATTGCCGTCTTCGTCCCAGGCAACATCAAGCAGCTGCTGCGGCGAAATCCAGTAAGCGTAGGCGCGCGCATCATTTTTCTTCTCGTCTGCAACAGACTCAACATCGACGTTCATGGTGCTGTCCACAACAACCCAGATGCGACCATAGATGGATGATTGCAGATCGATAGCCGCCATAAACGCATCGATGGAGGCGTTCTGGCGCGTGGCTCGCTTCCAGAAATTGCGGATCTGCTCCGGTGCTTCATCCGTGTTGCGATGAATGACCTCTTTGAAGAGGTATTTGTTGATGAGGTTTACCACTTCACGAGTGTGGTTGAAGCGATAGGCACGTTCCAGACGCTCTTTGAACTCCTGATCGCCCTCTTTGAAGTAACGAAAGATATTGTCGTTGAACCAGGCACGCCCGCCAGCGTAGGTGCTGGCGAGGAAATCCCAATGTTCTTTTTTCTTCTCATATTCCGGGTGGCGTCGTGCCACAAGGTCCTTGATTTGCTTATCAGTCAATTCCATTTGTTTCTTTTCCATATTTAGGTAGGCACTTACTTATCTAGATCCACCAAGAATAACACGATTTTTCACCGGATACCTACGATGAACCGGATAACCCAACGCATCCGCACTGTGTTCGATGCCGCCAGTCTTATCCATATCGCGTGAGCCTGGCTTGTAGATCACCTTCTCCAGCGAGTCGATGAGATGTTTGCACTTCGGATCGATGTACAACCGGGTTTCGCCCGAGGCACTCATCAACATCCGGTTCACGGCGTTCACACGGTCTGCGATAGGCGGGTGCTTCTTCGGATAATCGACTCGGAGGAAACCTTTTTCCTTGAATATATCGACGTCAGATTCGCCGCGTGCGTGCTGGCGATACGCACCAGCCGGGTCAGGGAAGATAGTGACCTGAGACTTCCAGCGCCAGAAACGGCGCTCCAGCTCATCACACACTTCAGCCGTGTTGGAAGAGAACAGCACAACCTCGTCCACGGCCCACAACTCACCATTTGGCTGCGGCTGCAGGATGACCGATGACATAGGGTCGATGTTGAAGTCCTGACCAACCCAGATCGGCAGTTTCGGATTGAACTGGAGTGGCTTCACATGCACATTGCGGTCGAACGGGTAGTAAACGCGTCCGGACATGTTTTCGAAGCTGGCCAGGTATTCCTGTGCGAACGATTTAGGGTCCATATCGTTCTTCGCCGCTTCGATTTCCGCGCTCGGTACGAACGGAGAATCGGCCGTAACGAACTGCCAGCTCTTCCACTGCCCTTTGCGTTGCAAATCTTTGTTCTGACCGATAGTCCACAGCTTGTGGAACTCGGAGAAGCCTTTTGGCGTACCGATGATCAGCGCACCGCCACGGGTTGAGGACAGTGTCGGACGAAGTACCTTGTACCAGGTATCCGGCTTCATATCCTGAAATTCATCGAGCACCACAAAGTGCAGTGCCACACCACGAAGCGTATCGGGCTTATCCGCACCTTTCAGCGCGATTTCAGAGCCGTTCTTCAGCACGATGGTCATCGTGGTGTCGTTTTTCTTACGAACCCATTTACGCGGCAGAACTTCCTGCAGGTCATCCCACAAGATCTGGCGAGCCATCTGGTACGTCGGTGCGACGTACCAGACACGTTGCTTCTTCTCTTTGGCTGCCGCGCGAATGATGGTGGAAATCGACAACCGGGATTTACCCCAGCGTCGACCCGCACACACTACTTTGAAACGATGTGGCGACTGGAAGACTTGCATCTGCCCAGAATGCAGCTGTACGAGACTCAGAGACGACGGGATGGCCATAGTTAGACGCTCCCATCACTTTCATCACCAGACGCGTCAGAATCGCCCTCAGCTTCGCTCAGTGCTTCCTCTTCGAGTGACTCAAGCAGATCGTCATCAATCAGATCCGGCTCATCATCTTCCTTACGCAGCTGCGCCACCTGGGAAGGCGTAAGTTCGCCAAATACCAGATTCGGGATTTCGTCGTCCTCGTTTTCGGCGCGATCCATACCGAGCGCTTTCGACGATACTTCGAAGCACTTAGCGAGTGTGCCGCTGGCACGCTGGAGACTCTTCAGGTCATCTTCGATGGTTGCGAGTGGCTTGCCGTCCTTCTTC